GATAGAGTCTTGGAAAAACCATGGTGATTGCTTCCATGTGTTCTTTGGTGAGGCTCCCCCCGGCTACGTGCATCAGAATTGAATTCGGATCATTGATCGTTTCCACATACCTCATAAAACGCATTATTGAGGGCATAGAGGGCATGGAATTCTGGTTGTTATAGAGCAGGGTTTGTCCTGCGATTGGACTAACCGGCAGCCTTTCCTGGAGAAAATTGATGCCATTGGTCATAGTCTGGATCAGCTCCAGGTTGATCGACTGATCACCATCGACTTCCGGGACCATTCTTTCCATCCGCGCAAACAGTGTCTGAGGGTTTCCTGCAAATTTATTTAGATCATCGCGGACCTTTTCAAACTGCTTCAAAGTGACTTCTGGTGATGGCGGTGTCGGTGCAACGAATTTCACTGCAGCTGCATCACCTACCCTGGTGAGTGACCCCACTGCGGCTTTGATCATCTTCTCGGATTTTCCGGCCATGTTGAGCATCTCACCATAATCGGTAATTCGGCTCATGGTCCTGGCAAGCAGCAGCTCGCCGGAATCCCTTAGATATTTTCTGGCCATTGCAGTTCCGGCAAAGGTGGCTGCACCAATTAATCCGCCGGTCACCAAACTATCCGCCGCTGCCATGGCGCCACCTCCAAGTCCACCGCCAATAATAAAGCTGGTCAACGGTAGTCTATTGTTAACGGCTTCCCGCGCAGCTGCTCCGGATGCAATGTCTCTGATCTGCTTTAATGATGCATAGATTGCCTTTGCCTCGATGAATTCCGCATAGGTGTTTTTTGGAAGTGTGGTGACCTGGGAAAGGCGCCCGGCAATAGCATCCAGGGCATTTTCAGATTCCTCCCGGATGATGCTGGCCATGGCGTTGAAATAATCATAGTCCTCTGGGTTCCGTTTATAGTTTGCCAGGTTCTTCTGATACCAGGTTTTCAGTTCTTCAGACTCCCGGAATGATAACTGCCGGCCTGCTTTAAAATGCTTCCAGAATGGATTCGTATTTTTGTAAGCAATATCACGGAATGCCTCGATGCTGGCTTCCGCTCTTCCGATCTTTGCTAAAATTTGAGGTTCATCCACCAACCCTTTTCCAAGTGCCTGGGGATTTTCGATGATCTCCCTGGTCATCCGTTCTGCAATTGATTCCGGATCAAACCGGATGTCATTTAAAGGAACGCCTGCTTTTTTGGCTGCACCTTCTACTTTGGTGATGATGTCATCAAGTTTGCTTCCGTATTCTGGAAGCAGCACATTGTCCAGTTCCTTCACCAGATCATCTGCATCCTCACCGAGGTTTTGCAGCACACCCTTTTTGTCGAATTCCTTGATGCGTCTTCCTAGTTCATAAACTGCATCCGGATATTTTCCTTTTTGGGTGACTTTATTCCAATCTGGTTTCAATCCACCCAGTGCGCGGAAATAGGCTTTGTTTGTTTCTTTGGTAAATGCACTTTTCCCGGAAGACAAAACTTTGGACACGGCCCCTACCAGACCCCCTGCCACTCCACCAAACCCGGCGCCTGCATAAATATGGTCTGCAAGCAGTGGGCGTTTCTCCGGATCATCTAGGATTTGGCTGCTGGTGGCATACATTCCACCCACGACAGCACCCTCCGCAGCTCCACCAGTTGCACCGGTCAAAACTCTTTCTGCTAATCCTCCGGCTTTTAAAGCAGCTTTCTTTCCAAGATAATGCGCGGCCAGGGCGCCCCCCTTGGCAGCTGCTCGGCCAAGTGCTGATGTAACCCCAAACGGTGTGATTAAAGAACCAACTTCGCCAAGAGTGGTGGCGATTGGGTTGAGATCCCGATGCATCTTGATTTCTTCTTCAGTGAATCCTGCACCCTGGAGAAGCAGATCTGATGCCCCGAATGTCAACCCGCGTGCAGCACCCAGCGCGGTGGATGTGAGTGGGGAATCCTCGACATCCGCTTTCATATCCTCATGCTCCACCAATTCAGTGGGCGCATATCGATAGCCTTCCTGGAGTGCTAGGTGTGCTTCCTCGGCAGGTACGTTGTAAAGCTGGCCGTCTGGATGCACCAGGACCACCTCCTTCCCTTTGATGAAGGAATAGTCTCCGGACGCAATTAGATCCTCAACACGTTCATCGGCCACCGTAACGCCGGCGCCGAGTCGGTAGTCAAAAAGCCTGGCCATTATTTATTTCTAATTGTGCCGCGTGCTTCTATAACTCCGGGATCGGCTTTTTGATTTTCTACCCCAGTAGTTCCGCCAAGAGTTGAGAAACCACCAGCATCTCGGAGCGCAAGGCGTTTGTCTTCCATGATACCCATAAAATTTTTCATCCGGGTTTCCGTTATCCCCAATGCAACATTCATCCGGTTGGCATCACCTATAATTTGATCCAGCAAGGCTTCCTCGTTTTTGGTCAATGCTGCACCAAACTGAAAAAGCTTCTTTGCTGCATACAGTTTTATTTCAGTCACCCTCTGGACCAAATCACTTCTTGCCGCTGAAAGTGCTTCTGGTGAAAGTGCGCCTGCTTTATCCTTTTGAATAATATCTTTGACTGAATCATATGCCCTGCTGACTCCCCAATAGACGCGATTGAAATCCACTACTTCTTTCATAACTTTATCCCTGGCAGCTCCAACCAACATTGAAACACCAATCTCACCTGGATTGGTTCCCATATTTGGAGCAATGCCTTTGCGTTCCTCTGCTGTCATTTTTGCTCGGACTGCATTTTGAGATACAACCACGTTTGATATAATTTTAAAAAGCGCGAGCTGGTTATCCATGTTATTCTGATCCAGTTTTTGCTGCAGATCTTCCTGGATCTTTTTAATGTTTGCCAGGGCAGTTGTCTTCGTTAGTTGAAACTCAGAGATTTGCAGCACTCGGTTGGTTTCATTCTGAAACTGCTGGAGTAATTCGCCACGCCTACGGATCAGATCGAGCCGTTGTTGATCGGCAGACTTCATCTTCATTTCTTTCGACTTCAAAAACTTCTGCTGCTCACGATCCATAAAACCCTCAAGCATCTGCATTGCCTCATTTGGTGTCCCGGTCAGTGCTGATCCGGCTGCACCAAGGGCAACCCCTAAAATTGCAATCCACTTGTTTGCACCTTCTAATGGCGGTTTTTGCTGCTCTGCTGCAACTGCCTGGATGGTGGATTCATACTTGTCAATCTCGGTGTCAATCGTGTCGCGCACTAATTCATAATCTTGTTTGTTATCACCGAAAAAATAGAATCCGCCCTCGGTTCCGATTTCCGGAACTTTCATTTCGTTGATGAATTCGGTGGCCTGGTCAAAGACTGATTTTTTAACCGGGTTGGTTATAGGTGCGCCAACATCATCCTGCCAAAGACTGATCTGGTACGCATTCGGATCATCAACTGTTTCAGTTGTTGTGGTGACTGTTTCCTCTGTTTCCTTTTTGCCGGCATCCTTCCCAATAGTTCCCTCAACCAGTGCTGCTTCTTCTGTTTCTGGTTCTTCCTCTACGGTGACGGTTTTCGGAATTTCCCCTAAAGGTCTACCGCCCACCAGACTGGACCGTTGTCCAAAGAGAGTGCTTGTTATTTTCTCATTCCGTTCTCTTTGTTTCCGATTTAATGGATTAGGTTCGCCAAGATACTGGGATTCCCGGAAAGGACTCATCTTGTCCAGCGCGGCCACATCTTCTTCCATCTCAGTTCCAGCCTGCTGGAATTCCTGCTCAGTTGGAATCGGCAGATCCGGGTCCATTAAGCGCATCCAGTTGTCCAGTTCCGGAGTTGATTCTGCAGAAGTGTCTGCCATGGGTGCAGCAGCCGCGGTCGCAGATCCAAATCTTTCCTGGAGTTGTCGATGTTCCTCAAAAACATCCGGCTTTAACTGGCCACTGGTTACCAAGAAATCGTAATATTCTTGTGCTGATTGAAGATCTGCTGCTTCTGCCATCATCCCTCCTCAAGTTGCCGGAGCCGGTCATGTAAATTGGATTGAGAAGCAAGGATGGCGGCCAGGCCATGACCATAGTCAACCATCTTGCCGTGTGGGGTATCTTTCACAAACGATGCGCCCATTGGACTTTTCTCAAGATCCTGGGCCATGACGCCAACAAACATTCCAGGGTCTGCACCTGGTGCCTGCGGGTCTTTGTATTCATATTGATAGGCGTTCAATGCATCCAGGAATCCTTCCACCTGGGAATCGGCTGCGCGGATCTCCCGCTTTGCGTTGATGTCTGATGCTGCGGTAATTACTCCATACGTAGTTAGTGCGGTTCCTGCAAGTTTTAAAAGCGCACCTATACGATTTTCATCTCGGTCTGCTTTTGCAATTTCTCTTTTATATGCTGCAGTGATGTATGCAAGTTCCTTCTGGGTTTCTGCATCAAGTTCGGCAAGATCCCGCTGGAGCTGAAACCCCATGACGGCCAGATCTGATTCCATCTGTGCCAGGTTTATTTTAACTTCCAACCCTTCCAATGCCATTTCACCTTCCATCGCGGCAATGGCCATACTGTCATCCTGCCGCCGTCCATCCATTGCTAAGAGGGCATTTGTTTTGGAAATCAGCATATTCTTTTCCAGGTTCCCAATCTTGGTGGCCAGATCCATCTTGCCCTGCTCTACGGCCAGCAATCTTTCTTTTTCCAAATTCGCCAGGACCACATCCGAATCCATCTCGGCCTGGGTGACTACCAAGGTGAGTGCAGCCTGCTGATCTTTGATTTTCCGCGCCTGGTCCAGGTTGCCTTGATTGATGGCGGTTTGGACATCCTTTTCCATGTTTGCCAGTTTGATCTGCGCCTCCCTGGTGCCTTTCATCTTTAAGGCTTCCAGCAGGGTTTGCTCGGCAGCAATCTGTTCCTGAGATCTCAGTTGTGCAGCTTGACCAGTGAATTGCTGCTGAACTGATGCATACATATTTTTGACTTGGCGAACCTTGGCCGGGTCCATTTCTCCAGTTGCGGTGGCCACCAAAGATTTCAGATTGTCTTCCATGCCGCGTTTCATTTGCAGCATTGCCGGTGATGGTGCCTGTCCGGAAACTCGATTCATCAACATCTGAATCAGTTCATCTTCCCGCGCAATTACTTTCCGGAGTTCCCCGGCATCAGATCCAACATCCTGGACCACTGCAATGGTAGTAGCATCGATGTCGGCCACGGTCCCTGCTGTCGCGCCGGTGGCATTTGTAACTGTGTCAATAGTTGTTTCCTCAATGTCCTGGATGTTTGATGTGTCTTGGCTATAAGCCAATCGCGCATCCTTTTCGGTTGTATATGCTCCTTGAGGTCCATCTTTTGATGCCCACCATTCCTCAAAACTCATGCCGGTGTCCATGGTAATGGCCGGTCTGGAGAATTTTTCAATATCTTCCGGTTCCAAAGTGAAGGCTTCCTGGCGGGAAAAATCCCCCAATGCACCTTCCAAGACTGCACGTTTCTGGGCATCAGAAAGGCGTCCAAATGAGTCTGGAAATTTTGCAGTCAGGACTGTGTTTGCGGCTTCAAAGGTTGTTGGGATTTTATCAACGATGGCCCCAGTTGTTGGATCTTTGACACGCTTCCCGCGTGCGCTAAATGTTCCATCATTAAAAAGCTGAACAATATTATATTTTAAATCTGCAGTTTGCTCTCCAGATTCCGCCCGGACTAAACCCATCGCACCTTCAAATGATGATCTGACATCTTCTTTGTCTACTCCGGAAAGTGCTGCATTGTCCTTGTTTGCATCAAACCAGATCTCAAAATTCGTATCACCCATGAGGGCATCCTGGACCGGGCTGGATTCAATATATTCCTTTGCTTTTCTGATTCTTATTGATTTATTTGCTGCATCCAGCGCCGCCTGGCTGCTGTGCATATTCCCATCAAGGTCTGGACCGTATTGAGGTGGTGGTGGTGGTGGTTGTTGTTTGTCGCCCTGAGTTTTCTGTTCCTCCTCCATATCTTTGACGCGCTGCTCCGTGTCCGTCTCAAATTGCTTATCTATTGCGGTTCGTTCTTTTTTTTCAGTCGAAGAAGGTGCACTCGTGTCAAAACCAGCAGCAGCTGCTCCATCCTTTTTTTCTTCATAACTCCGAATAGGTCCACCACCCACACCAAACCCTTGGGTTCCGGCCATCGGTTGTGCTGATCCACCTAACGCTTGGAGTAGATCCGCTTCATCCTGGTTGATGGCGGCCAGACCCTCATTTCTTGAGCGTAAAATTGCAGCAAGGCGCTGCAAATCTTCTTCTGACATCGCGTTTCCGAATTGCTGATAAGCCATAGCTAAACCGTCTTATAGGATGGAAGTTTGACTGCAGTATTTTTCAGTCCAATCTCAAGCATCAGATTTGAAATGGAGTATGCTTGCCCCGGATCGCTGCTGACCGTGTCTGTGAATTCAAACCTTATTGAATCACATTTTTGCGGACCTTTGAGATGAAAACGAAACTGGTAGACGCCATCAGCAGCACCACTCGATCCAGCGCCATAGGCTTCACTTCCATAGGGGTTTTCATCGCCGTATTCCTCCACGCCCAAGTCAGTGATAAAATCAAAAAGATGGGTTTCGTTGTAATATTTTCGGAAATTGTAGGCGACTCTTGACTGCAGCGTATGATTGGATTTGAAATCTCCCAGGACCACTGCACGGCGCACCCGTTGAAACCCTTGGATCGATGCAGGTTTAATCCATGCTGTAACTAGTTTCATCTGGATCGCTGCACCCACATCATCGAAGTTGCTTGACTGCTGGTAGCACAAGCCTCCGCTGGTTCTTAGATAGACATAGGAACCATCCTCCAGCCAGGTGACTGCACCATTGGCCTGGTGGTTGGTGAACGTACTCCACTTATTAACAAAATAATCATAAATTAATGACACTCCATCCGATGCAGTAAAACGGACCTGGTTTTCATCCTGGATTAAAATAGCCGATGTGATCGTGAGTGAATTGTATGCCTCAACTGGCGCACCGATGTAGTGCGTGGAAAGTCCCTGATCCAGAAGATAGATCCCTTTGTTTGACATAAACATGATGCCAGTTGGCACCCTTACGATGGACCTGGTATTTGAGCATCCTACATCTGAAGTGATGAGCTGCGGATCAGAAAAGCTATTCTGCTGCCCAGTGGCAGTTGGACCGGACCCCGTGAGATAAAAAATCCGATCTGCTTCAAACACAATCAGTTTTTCATCCATCTCTGCCAAAGCAGTGACTTCAGCGGCTTTATTGAAAGTGATGTAAAGTGAATCTGAAAACTCGATTGGACTTCCTTTGCCCCGTTTCTGGCTATAAAAGAGAACCTTTGGATTTTCGCTTGATACGGCAAACATCCGGTTTGCAAATGATCCGATGACAGATGCGGCAGGCGGGGCAACGTGTTCCAAAACTCCGCCTGTCGAGTAAAGCAGCTCTTTTGCGATTAAATTTGTGTCATTGATGGCACCTGCATCACTGAATGAAACCGTGTCGGCAGTGGTGTCGTTTGCGACTGATCCTACTTTATAAAAGACTGTGCCGTCTCCTACTGTCCGAAAGACTTCGCAGATGACATTGGAATGGGATGTGAGGCGTAGTGTTGGAATGGTCAGATCCGCAGTGAGGTTCCCGCCAGTTGGCGATGCTGTGGTGGCCACCGATGGTGCAGATCGGTAGATTTGGCCTTGGGCATCGGTGTGGACATAGACCACACGGAATTGGTAGGCTTCCCCGGATGTCAGAGATCCCCCGGAGGAAACTGCAACTGAAACATTTTCTGGATATAGATGGAATCCATGTTCTGAAATGGTCTGACCATCATAATTGGATACAAATCCTCCACCGGAAAGCAGATTCAGACCGAGTTCCTCCGTGTCAAAATTCGATGTTGTTGTGAAGTCCAAACTTGTTTTTGAAATCCCTTTCAACGAATAAAGATCATTGTCTCTTGATTCCAACCTGGTTTTAATTTGGAGTGGAATCTGGTAGACCCCGGCTGTCACTGCTATCGCGTTGGCAATTGGTGCTTTACTTTGAATTCCTCCTGCCACTCCAGTATACATCTTTGCCACAATAAGACCGGAGGAATTGAGTAAGAAATAGGTGCTTTGCAGTGATGACTCGTGGCAGACTGCAAAGTAGACTTTTGAATTGTATAGCCATGACTTGGATGCCAATCCAACGGATCTTTTTAAAACTGCTGGTGTGTCTATGCTGGAGCTGCTGGCATCATAGGTGATGGTTCCCTTTTTAATAAGGCGATTGTAAGTCTGTGCTGCATTGTGTTCATAAATGACCTCAATGTTGTCACTAGAATTCAAACTCATTGTGCAGTGCTTGATCACCGTGCTGGTTGCTTCCGCCGTCAATGTTTGGATCTCAGCTAGTGCTGGGCTTATGCGAGTTATTTTTAACCCGGTGCCAGAGGCATTTTTGGAGTATGCAACATAAAAGTGGCCATCATTCTCAGTGTCCTTGAGGATCTCCAAAGAGTCTTCTGCCAGGGCATTGATTTTGATCGGAGATGCATAGCCGTTCAGCAGAGATCCCAATGTCCCCTCGGGTGTGATATACATAACCCCTATTTTGCTTGCAGAATCGGCATAGGCTACAATGGCCCCCGTTCCATTCTTTGTTACAGCAAGCTGATGGCCACTGGTGGCACTATCATCTGCAAGTTCAGTGGCTGCATCAAAAGTCGTTGGATCAGACGCTGAAATTTGGCATAGCTTAACAGCATCTGTGCCACTGGTTTCGATGTACAGCACTCCAACGCGGCCAGCTAATTCAATGCATCTAGGCAATACACCCGTTGTGCTGATAGAGGTATTATTTTGAATGATTGCACCAGAATCAGAATCCATCACACTGACGCGGATGCCACCTTGGGTGTCTTCCCATGCCGTTAGAATTTGTCCATTGCCATAGGTAATGTCAGGCAGGCTTTGTTCGTAATCATTACGAATGATGTCATCAGAATCCACCGTCACTGATTGGGTGCTTCCTTTATCAATCCACTTCCGTAGTCCAGATGCGTATGAATAAAGGGTTGATCCAGAGAAAAGCAGCAGCTCTTTTTGAAAAGTTGCCAATGCATCCCCGGAACTGATCGCGTCAGAAGATCCTGCCACCTCTCTTCGTAACGAACCATATCCGTTACGTTTGGTGATGGTGCTTCCGGTCTTAAAAACCCCATTTTCCAGGCCAGTTAACTCTGATTGCAAAACCATTTTCTGATCGGTTTTGGTGTTTAAAGATCCTGATAAATCAACCGGGACCAAGACTTTTTCCAGGGCCATTACTTTTGTACAGCTTTGAGGTCAGGTTTTTGCTCTTCTTTTTCTTGTATTAACAGGATCTCTTCCATTCCCATCAAGTGATGCATCCGCCTTTCAATTGCTGGCGCTTTGGCCAGTGACTCTTTACACAGAACGATTTCTTTTTGGACTTCTTCTAGTGTCATCTTTCAGGATTCCGTTCTGCTTCCTGTTCAGCTTGGAAAGTTGCCCAAGAAGTCTTGACCTCATCAGTCCAAACAGAATTGCAGATTGCTTGTGTCTCTGCTGGTTCACCTGAAATGTCGGCGTCAGGATCCAGGACATGACGATGAAAGGATCGTGACAGTTCAACTCCATCTTCTTTTATAATCGTTGCCTGACGGCATTGTACATGTTTGTGGTCCCCAACGATCTCAATTCTGTCGCATCTTACTTCTTTTGTTAATGCCATTTTGACTCCTATTATTTGTTATTCGTTCCATTTCAATCATCCGATTGAACTTGTATTATTGATTCTTTGGATATGGTAACTTTCTCCAAGCACCTCGTATCTCATCCCAAACAGACTCATTTTTAATATCCTCACCACAAATTTGTAATATATCATCAAGCTCATTAATTTGCTCCCCATCAAATCCAGTTTTATGATGAATAGAATAAAGAAAAACAGGCATCTCATCCAAACCTAAAGCAAAGGCTATCGCCAATCTGTGATTACCGTCAAACCCTGCACTGTGAATTGTGCCATTGTTACTGCCGATGACAAGTGGTGATTTAATACCATCTTGCTTAATAGATTCGACCAAATCATCATACCCTGTTTCTATTGATGGTTCGTATAAACGGTGTC